AGAGCGTATGAAGATTAAGATTGACCAACGTGTGCTAACTGACTTGTTAACTGATGTACATGCTAGTAACAAAGGACAAACAGCTGGAGCAATCTCTGGCGACATCGACCTTGGTGTAGCAGGTACTCCAGAAGCACTTGATAAAACTAACGTCATCGGCAAAATTGTCGATATGGGTACAGTACTTGACGAGGCTAACTGCCCTGAAACAGGTCGTTTTCTTGTAATACCTGCTAAGATGGCTGGCTTAATCAAGCAATCAGACTTAAAAGATGCATCTATTACTGGTGACGGAAGCTCACCATTAAGAAATGGTCGTCTAGGTATGATTGATAGATTTACAGTTTATGTAAGTCATAACCTTAAAAAAAGCGGAAGTGAGTTCAGCGTAATCGGTGGACACACAATGGGGTTTACATTTGCGTCACAAATGACCAACATGGAAACAATCCGTTCAGAAACAACTTTTGGGAACATCATTCGTGGTCTTCAAGTTTACGGTTATAAAGTCGTTAAACCTGAAGCTCTTGCTACAATGATTGTTACTGTTTAATAGGAGACTAACATGGCGGCATATACAGATACGCATGGCTTTGATAAAGGTTCTGCAGCACATCCTGCTAAAGGGCTTAACAGAGTCGGCTATATTGAAGTCACTTTAGACTTCGCTGAAATTACAACAGCTAGAGCTACAGCTGGTGCTACAGCACTTGCAGCTGGAGACTCTCTGCAAGTACTTTCTATCCCAGCTGACACATTAGTGATGGCTGTTGGAGCAACAACTATAACTGCAGAAGGTGCAGCATCTACATTTGACATCGGTTTAACTGGTGGCGATGTTGATGGTTTTGTTGATGGTGGCGATGCCAACTCAGCAGGAACTACCAACTCAAATGGTGCACTTTTGATTGCAAACAATAATGGCCATTATTTTTCGGCTGCAGACACTATTGATATGCTTATTGGTGTATCAGGTGCTGTAACTGATGCGGCTAAAATAAAAGTTTGGGCACTTGTTGTTGATTGTTCATCATAATGTAAACATATGGTCGGGGGGTAACTTTAACCCCCCGATTATTTAAATGGAGGTTAATATGGCGGGAAGATGGTTAAGAAACATAAAAGATGGTGAGATATATGGGTGGGATGAGATATTAGCAGAGAACCCATTGACTGAAGAAGTTACTGAAGAACAAGCTTTTCCAGAAAAATTTATTAAAAAGAAACAAAAAGGAAGAAAAACTAAAGTAAATTTAAAGACAGAAGTAATTCCTGCAGAAGAAAAAGCTGTTAATATAGAATTAGCAGAAGAAGCAACTAAAGGTATAGATAAACAAAAATGATTTTGAATGATGTCATTACTGAGGTTAGAAGAATATTACAGGATGAGAACACACCCCAAAGATATTCGGATACAGTTCTTTTAGGGTTTGCAAATCAAGCTCTTAAACGTATCTCAGTATTACGACCAGATTTATTTGCTTTTATGGGTACAGTTACCTGTGTTGAAAATGCAGTGTTACAGTCTACACCCAGTGATTCTATAAGATTAATGGAAGTATTTTCTATACAAAATGGTGATGGGATTGTAGAGACTAACAGAGAAATACTAGACCAGTCGTATCCACAATGGATTAACGATACAGCAGCTGCTTGTAGAAATTTTATGAGGCATGCTAGAAACCCCAATAAATTTTTTATATATCCAAAAGCTCCAGCTAACCAAACATTAGTTGTGGAGTATGCACAGTCTCCACCAGTGTATGATGGAACAACAACAGTCGCTTTATTGCCCGATGCTTTTTTACCAGCTGTTGTAGATGGTACAGTTTTTTTAGCTGAGTCTGTTGATAACGAACATGTAAACTCAGGCAGAGCAGAATTATTTTTAAAGTCGTTTACACAAGCATTAGGTGTATCAGCTTCTAATAGAATATTTACAGATACAGAAGCTGCAGGTTTACAGCCAGTAAATAAACAAAAGATTGAGGAGGACCTCACATAATGGCTACAAGGAATTTTTCAGATATTGTCAATAGATTACTACCAAGTGTGCCAGGATGCCCAACGCCTGTCGTAGAGAATTATGTTCGTGATGCTGCGATAGAAGCATGTGAACGTACATTAGCGTGGAGGTACGAACAACCACGAATACGTTTAGTTGTAGGTGCACATGACTATGAATTTGAGTATCCGACAGGAGCTGAAATACACGCATTTATTACAGCTACGGTTAATGATGAGACATTAGTGCCCGTTACATTAGATAAGATATATGATTTATACCCTAAATGGCCTAATCAACCCGCTGAAAACAGAGCTAAACCTAGGTATATAACACAATTAGACCCAGACCATTTTTCTGTAGCACCTGTTCCAGATAGCGATACAACGTATGATGTGCGAATGATTGTATGTTTAAAGCCATTAAGAACGGCAGATAGCATGGATAAAACAGTTTTAGATGAATTAGAAAATGTTATTATGCATGGAGCACTACAGCATTTATTAGTATTACCTGATAATAGTTGGAGTGATAGAGAATTAGCTTCGTATCATGCAAAACAGTTTGCTTTTAAATTATCGGAGCGTAGAGCTAGAGCTAACTTAGGTGCGGGAAGAGCATCTATGAGAGTTCAAGGGCAACCATTTGGGTAGTAGACTATGGCAGATGTAATTAGATTAGTAAAAGGAGATGAGTTACCACTCATACAATTGACATTAAATGATGATGTGGCTAATACTGCATTAGACTTATCAGCGTCTACTACTTCAGTATCTGTAAAGTTTAGAGCTACAGGTACTACAACAGTATTATCAACTATTAGTTGTGCTAAGACTAATACAGGGTCAGACGGTAAGATACACTTTAATTTTTCTAGTGGTGTCTTAGATGTTGATGAAGGCTCATATGAAGGTGAGATAGTAGTTAATTTTAATGGTAGTCTTCATACTGTTTACGATTTATTAAAATTTAGAGTAAGAAGTAACTTCTAATGGCTAACATCAGACTTGTATCCGCTATTGCCGCAACGGCTATATCTTTTAGCGTTAGTGTTAATAGCGTTAGTTCTGTAGTTAGTGATAGCAACAAGATATCAGCTACAGTAAGTACGTCTCAATTAGGTATAAAAGCTTTTGAATTAATACCGACTCGTAAACATATTGATTCAATAACAGTAAGTGATTCACCTAATGTCGTGCCAGAGTTAGGTAAGTTTGATAGTGTTACATCAGCTGACGGAACTCAGGTATTTAGTATTAGTATTGTCAAGTCTGACTCAGTATCTGTGTCAGATACTCCTAATAAGATAATAAATTCTTCTGTTGATTTTGATATAAGTGATGATGATATAGACCCAGACCCTATAAATGTGTCTGAATCTGATGCTAAAACATTTACTACAAGTAGGACAGATTCTGCATCAGCTTCTGATTCACCATCATTACAGCCTAATATACCTCAAAGCGATAGTGTAACGCCATCTGAATCGGTTAACACAAAAGCTATAGGTACTAATCCTAGTGATTCAGCGTCTGTGTCTGAAGCAGATGTTAAAAGTGCTAGTGTGGTTAAAACGGATTCTGCGTCTGCTTCCGAGTCTGACGCTAAAACAATTACCCCGCAAGGGAAAACAGATTCTATATCAGTCTCTGATGCACCAGTATTACAGCCAAGTATAGTTAAGGCTGATAGTTCTACACCATCAGATGCTGTAAATTCAATAACTGTAAGCACAGCACCTAGTGATAGTGCTAGTGCTTCTGAAAGTATAAGCACACTACTTACACTAGGAGTTCTTACACCTCTGTACCCAGATACTGTAAATGTTTCTGATGGTACGGTTGGCTTTATATTTACTAGAAATGAGACCGCTACAGGTGTAATTGGTGGGCCAGGTAACATTGGTCAGGTTATAATGAATGATGATAGAATAACTCAGGGTGATTCATCCAACGCTGGACTTGTTATTAATTACATATATACTGAAGTTGATGACAGTTCGTTGGGTGGACATATGTGTAACGCTACTCCACTATCAGCTGGAGCTAAGACTTAAAGGAGATGGATAAATGATTAATGATTTAATTAAAGTAAAAGGTGAATTAAAACTTACCCTTACTAGTCCACAAGGAAATGTAAAACACGAGGTTATCGTACCTAATTTAGTTGTAACAGCAGGTAAAAATTTTATTGCTGACCGACTAAAAAACAACACTACTGTTATGTCTCACATGGCAATAGGAACTGGGAGCACTGCAGCTGCAGCTGGTAATACTGCATTAGGCAGTGAAGCTGGACGTGTAGCTTTAACATCTACTACTGTAACTGACAATGCTGTGGCATATGTCGGCTCATTTGGTGCTGGCACAGGCACAGGTGCAATTACAGAAGCTGGACTTTTAAATGCTAGTTCAAGCGGTACTCTCTTATGTAGAACTGTATTCTCTGTTATAAACAAAGGTGCAAATGATACATTAGGTATTACATGGACTGTAACTATAAGTTAAGAGGAGATATAAATGCCAGTAAAATTTGCGAATAACGCAGTATCTACACTAGCTTCAGGTATAAATAACTCTGCTACTAGTATAACTGTAGCATCTGGGCAAGGAGCCCTATTCCCATCTTTAACAGGCAGTGAATATTTTAGAGCAACTCTCATAGACGCATCTAATAATTTAGAGATTGTAAAAGTTACGGCTAGGTCGAGTGATGTATTAACTGTTACTCGTGCACAAGAAAGCACTTCAGCTAGAGCGTTTGCTACTGGCGATAGAATAGAACTTAGAATTACTGCACAATCTTTATTAGATGTTTCAACTCAAATAACTGCACTAGGGTCAGACCTAGGATTAAACTCAAACGATATTACTGGTAGTGGGAATATTACTCATACAGGCAATATTACTACAACAGGCAACGGCTCTTTTAGTGGAACTCTTGCTGTAACTGGAGACGCAACTTTTGATACATCTACACTAAAAGTAGATTCATCAAACAACAGAGTAGGTA